TGACTTTATGTTGGTTCCCTCAGTAGAACAGCTAACAGGTGATATGGCTATTCAAGATGCTATGGACCTATGGCTAGAGGAGTATGGCTGTGGTGCAGTTAAGCGAGAGCATATGCTACTAGAGAGAGTACTAGGGTTAATCTACAACTATGCAGGCTACAAGAAGTGGGACTTAGAAGAAGCTGTACGTAGGGTCCACTCTAATAACGTAGGGCGATGTGTTCAACCTGATGGTACAGTACAACGAAGAACAGACGGGAAGATTATCCGTAACGAAAGTTACCCCAAGGTCCAGTTGGGGGACTTAGTATGAGTGTACCAAGGGTTGTTAGTAAAGAGGAGTTACAGTTATTGTCTGAAACACTGTACACTTCTGGTGGTAAACTGTTTAAGAGGGGTGGTTTAGAAATCGCCAAAAACCAAAAGAAAGGGGGTAAGATTTTTTGGCTTGGCGGTAAGCAGTACCTTGTACATAGGGTTATTTACTACTTACATTACGGGGTGTGGCCTTCTTACGTTATAGATCATATTGATGGGGATAATAGAAACAACTCACCAGAAAATCTTCGGGACGTAAAGCAAAGTCAAAACTTGCGTTCCTATAACAAGAAAAGGAAAAACACTACCTCAGAGTATAGGGGGGTCCATTGGTATGCCCGTGACAGCACTTGGCACTCCCAAATTAGATGTGAATATCAGCGATTTCACGTAGGTTACTTTACCTGTGAGAAAGAGGCTGCATTAGCTTGGAACTACAAGGCTATTGATTTTGGCTTTAATAAGGAGGCATTTAATAATGTGTTTTAAGAATGAGTCTTATCCTAAAGTACAACTAGGAGATTTAGTATGAAGAATGAAACAGTAAAAGGCTTAGGGACTATCTTTGGTGTGATCCTTGTGGTACTCCTTGTTGGGTTAGGTATCGCCTCTCTTGTTACCTTTGTGATTGGGTTGTTCGTTGTATTCCCTTTCACACTAATTAATGTACTTAAGGTTTGGTTGGCTATTATCGTAATTAATATCGCATTCTCAGGACTAAGGACTAACCGATGAACATTGTACAACGATGGTTTAACTACCTAAAGACACGTAAACAACACCGTAAGGTAATCAAAGAACTTAACCAGTTGACCAACAGAGAGTTAGCTGACATTGGTATCAACCGTGGTGATATCAGTAGGCTTATTTGGTTAGATATTGATAAGAAGAAGCAAGGAAAACAAGGGTAATGGACACAAGTAAAGATAGCCAACTATCCCGCCTTGATGATATAATTATGATTGAACGCATGAGGTTGTTAGCTAGGTCAAGTATCTATGGTGGTGTAGGATCATTCGCATGGCTACTTGGTGTAGCAGACCGACTAGAAGAATTGACAAAGGAAACTAAATGAGTAACAACCAACTACCAACAGACTACCAAAGTTTTATTGCCTTGAGCAGATACGCTCGGTGGCTACCAGATGAGAACCGACGAGAGACATTCTCTGAGACAGTCTTCCGTTATGTAGAGAATATCGTAAAGATTGATGGCATGGACGAGGAGACAGACAAAGCAATCTCAGAAGCTATCCTATCCCTAGAAGTAATGCCCAGTATGCGGGCTATGATGACTGCTGGTACTGCTGCTAACCGTGACAACACCTGTATGTACAACTGTAGTTACCTACCAGTAGATGACCCTAAGTCCTTTGACGAGGCTATGTTTATCCTCTTGTGTGGTACAGGTGTAGGCTTTAGCGTAGAGCGTCAGTACGTACAGAAGCTACCTGAAGTACCTGAGAAGCTATATGACAGTGAGACTACTGTTGTGGTTAAGGACAGCAAGGAAGGGTGGGCTAAGGCTTACCGTCAAGTCTTGTCACTGCTATGGGCTGGTGAGATTCCTAAGTGGGATGTATCTAAGGTTCGTCCTTCAGGTGCCAAGCTTAAGACTTTTGGTGGTCGTGCTAGTGGTCCTGCACCATTGGTTGACCTCTTTCAGTTTACCATCCAGAAGTTCAAAGCTGCACAAGGACGTAAGCTATCGTCTATTGAGTGTCACGACATTATGTGTAAGATTGGTGAGGTTGTAGTTGTAGGTGGTGTACGCCGTAGTGCTATGATCTCTCTGTCTAACCTAAGTGATGACCGTATGCGTCATGCTAAGAGTGGACAATGGTGGGAGACACAAGGGCAACGAGGTCTAGCTAATAATAGTGTGTGCTACACAGAGAAGCCAGACGTAGAGACATTCCTTCGTGAGTGGACTGCCCTGGTAGAAAGTAAATCAGGTGAGCGTGGTGTATTCAACCGTGTAGCCTCTAAGAAACAGGCGGAGAAGTATGGACGACGAGACAGTAATTATGACTTCGGAACTAACCCTTGTAGCGAAATCATCTTGCGACCCTATCAGTTCTGCAACCTTACAGAAGTTGTTGTCCGAGCTACTGACACACTTGATGACCTCGAACGAAAAGTACGACTGGCAACTATCTTGGGAACTATCCAATCAACGTATACTCACTTCCCTTACCTAAGGAAGATCTGGCAACGTAACACTGAAGAAGAACGACTCCTTGGGGTGAGCCTTACAGGTATCATGGACAACCCACTAATGACTGTTAAGAATGAAGGATTGGAGAAAACCCTTGAGCATCTACGAACTATCGCTGTGGACACTAACGCTGAGTGGGCTGCACGTCTGGGTATCCCTGCTTCTTGCGCGATCACTTGCGTCAAACCTTCTGGGACTGTTTCTCAACTGGTTGATAGTGCTAGTGGTATCCACACCCGTCATAGTCCTTATTACATCCGCACTGTTCGAGGAGATAACAAAGACCCTTTGACACAGCTTATGATCGACCAAGGTGTGCCAAATGAGAAGTGTGTAATGAAACCTGAGCAAACTACAGTCTTTAGCTTCCCTATCAAAGCACCTGATGTGTGTGTTACTCGTGATGACATGACAGCAGTTGAACAGCTAGAGACATGGCTTATGTATCAACGTAACTGGTGTGAGCATAAGCCTAGTGTAACAGTAAGTGTGAAGGACAGTGAATGGTTTGAGGTAGGTGCCTTTGTGTATAAGCACTTCGATGAGATGTCAGGTGTTAGCTTCTTGCCTCACGATGGGGGTAGCTACCAACAAGCACCTTATCAGGAGGTAGATCAACTGGAGTACAAAGAATTGTTAGAGAGTATGCCTAAGAACATTGACTGGACTAAACTTTCAGAGTATGAACTTGATGATACTACTTCAGGGATGCAAACTATGGCTTGCTCTGGTGACGTGTGTGAGATTGTTGATCTTACGTAAATAGTTCTTGACACTGACACCTAAGTATGTGTATTGATAAACTGCTTAACGGACTTGTAGTGAAACTGGATATAACACGAGATTTCTACTCTTGAGATTGGGGTTCGAGTCCTCACAGGTCCACCAAAGAATTACAGTAGGATAGATACATGAGTAAGTATAACAACGTAAGTAAACCTGCCCACTACAACCAAGGGGAGGGTATTGAGTGTATTGATTACATTAAACAGGTACTAGGAAAGGAGGGTTTCGTAGCTTACTGTAGGGGCAACCAAATGAAGTATCAACATAGGGTGATGTATAAAGGTAACCCTGTAGAGGACATGGAAAAAGCTCACCAATACCAAGCATGGGCTATTGAAACTCTCAAGGAGATACATAAGTAACTAACTGGGAGCGGGGGCTTAACGTAATACAAGAGAGACTATAATGAAACTGCTACTGATCACAGCTTCAGCAATCGTACTATCAGGTTGTGTAGCCAAGCCACTCACGGTTTGTAATGAGGATATCATCTATGAGGGTAAATTAGATACACCAGTAGAAACATGTAGGGAAGATAAACCGTCTATCATTGCTAAGGTATGGAACACTATCAAGCACAATGACGGTAATACCCCTACGGTGGAAATGGACCCTAAAGACCCTACGGTAGAAACAGAGGAACCTAAAGATGATGACGAAGGTAATGATACTGATGACAGCGACCCTAGTGGTGACGGTCCTTCTGATACTGTTGGAAGTATTAATGAGACTCGTGTAAAGGGTAACAATGGTTTTGGTAATGGTGACCAATCAGCACCAGGTAAGTCACGAGAGAATAACAACGCAGAGAACAGCAATAGAGGGAATAAGAACTAATGTTTACAGCAGTAGCACTCATGTGCGCAATAGAGAACACTACGGTATGCAAGGCAATCGTTAACGGTAACTTCTTTACCACAGAGGAAGCTTGCATGGGGGATATCATTAATGCAGTCGAGTACGCTGATACCAAGAGTGCTTTCGTAAGAGACTTTAAGTGCATCCTTTGGGGTGAACCCCTGTAAAAAAGATGCCTTATTAAAATACCTAAGCCCCTCTAGGGGCAATACTTTAGAGGGGAATACCAATGACTAAAGAAAGTAAGAAGTGTAGTAATTGTGGCGAAGTCAAGGGTTTAAGTTTTTTCTCCCCCAACAAGACTGGTTATTTAGGTGTTAGGAGCCATTGCCGATCTTGTGTCGATACTCTCCGTTGTAACCACTACGGTAAAAAGGTGGCTCCCCCCAAGCCTAACCGCATGACTAAAAAGGAGTGGCAGATAAAACGGGAGCTTGACAAAAAGCTAAAGGAGAAGCTGGCTAGAGACAGAAAAGTTGAGGTTTTAATACGTTCGATAGCTTATGTAAAAGAGGATACCTTATCCAGTAAAGGTTTTAAGGACCTTGTTTTACGTAAGGAATTACAAAATGCTAGAGACAAAAGCTGCCATAACTACCAAAGCTCTATGAGGCGGGCAAGGATGCTTCTTGCGTCTCCCCCTTGGCTATCTGATAAAGATAAGCGAGATATCAGAGAGAAGTACAACCTTGCCAAACGTAAAGAAAGACAAGACAGTGTGAAGTACCACGTAGATCATATAATTCCGTTGATGGGTCGTGGTGTGTGCGGACTACATGTACCGTGGAACCTACAAGTTATACCCGCTACAGATAATGTTAAGAAAAGTAATCTTTATTCCGACTGGGATTAAAACGCAAAAAGCCCCCATGAGTATTCCACTTAAGGTTTACTCATGGGGGCTTTTTCATTTGTAGTACTATTACTCAGGTTCAGGTTTACATTCTCTGTCCCAAGTCTCGTTGGTCTTGATGTCTAACCTGAAGTTACTAGGGGCATTAGCTACACGCCAGTCTACCTCCTGTTGGGTAAACCTACGAGGCTCCTCTACATCACAGAACAAAGGCTTGTCATTAGGCTCTATGCTTACGCTAGTCCCCAAGCAACCAGCTAGGGTCAATAAGATCACGGAGGCCACTATCAGGCGTACTGTCAACTTTTGTATCACTTTTCATATCCTCAATTAAGTTCTCTACCCTAGAGCTGCAGCTATCAATAGCGAACACTAATTCAACTTCCCTAGCTTTTAGGTTGTCGATAGTATTGTGTAGATACCATACATAGCCAGATACACCAGCAAGAATAGTTACAAGACCGCCTATGGCATAAAGTCTAATCATTTTTTACTGCCCCATATACCTTCAGATTCATCTATACGCTTAAGACCAAATGCAATAGCTGCATACGTAGTAATAGGCCATATAATGACTTCAGCCATACCTACATTATTCTGGTATACGGTCCAGCAAAGGACAGCCAATAGTATAGCTGCTGTCTCTCTACTCCATGTTTTTCTGATTGGTTTCATGCCTACTAAATACCTTTGTGATTACTTCGGTGTGGCCTTCCTTGTCCAGTATGCACTGGTGCCTTGTCCTAAGCTCTAGGAAGTCCATCTTGCTTGGGTTGGCAGGGACTATGATATTCAATGATTGTTTACCAGCGGACCTATCATAGTTATCAACAAGTCCATCTAAGTCTTCATAGCCTACATAACTTGGGATGCCATCAGCAAAAGATATAACTGAGAAGTCAATCAACTTACACTGCCCATTCTTTACGAATGATGCCCTAATAGTCAACCCTTGTACTGTCCAGGATTCCTCTAGTATAGTAACATTAGTGTAAGGCTTAACTCCCCATATGGGTAGGAAGGGTACCATTATAGTTATAGAGATAAACATACCGAATACAAAGGCCAGTACTCTTGTAGATAGTGGCTTCATTGCCCAAGCCCCCCACGCACAATCCATGCTATGAAAGCAGCAACAAACCCCCCAATAACAAAGAGTATACCCTTTTCTAACATTTGTCTCTTCTTTTCCTCATTATTTGCCATAGTAGTCACCGTCTGGTTTAATAAAGCTAGTGTAGTGTTTAATTGGTTTATGGAGGTACCTAACTGATCTTGTTCAGCCTCTAGTCTCTCAACCCTTCGTTCTAATTGATCGGTCATTAATAATGGTACCCTATTTTGTATACTCAGATGCCCCCACCTTAATTATACTTTAGTTCCACTAAGGAACAATTCACGTTCTTCTTTTCTACGCTTGGTTAACCCTCCAAGTGGAACCATCTTACCGTTCTGTCTTTGCTTATCCCATCTGGGTAGCTCATCAGCAGCACCTACATAGTCTTTAGCGTTAAGCTTCTTTAATAGTGTAGATGACCTGAAGTTAGAACCACCAAGGTTAAAGATGAAGCTGGCTAGGGCGTCATACTGGGGCTGTGTGAGAGGTACCTTAACGTCGGTAGCTAGTACCTTACGAACCCACTCTAGGTCTTTCCTGAGCAGCCTCTCAGCCTCTGCTACGGTGATAGTCATACCCCTCTTAGCTGTAGCCGTATGACCCCACCCAATAGTCCACACGTCATACGGTGTTGGTAGGTAAGCCTCAAGGCGTAGTTCCTCGTGGTCCTTAATCATATCTATACGCTGGACCTTAGTGGGTCGGGGTACGATCTTAGGCTTAGGTTTGTAGCTAAAGAACTTACGTAAGAATTCCTGTAAGTTAAATCTTCCCATTAATCAATCTGCCCATCTACCCAAGTACGGAACTGGTCCGCCGTAATCTCAGGATTACCTTCAAGTACACGGATGCGGTTCTCCTGCAAGAAGCTAATCTTGAGCAGCACTTTATTGACAGAACCTT